GCCCTGCCCGCCGCCCAGCGGCGCCGGCCGTTCGGACTCAGCCTGTGAGCGCGATCGTCGGTCTCGATGGCCAGCCACTGCGCACGGCCTATGATGCTGCCTCACCCTGGAACGATCACCTGCATTCCTGGGGTTCGCCGCTCCGCTCGCCGGACGTCGAGATCCTGCCGGACTGGGAATCGATGGTTGGCCGCCAGCGCGAGCTGATCCGCAACAACGGCATTGCCAGCGGCGCGGTGCAGACGCACCTCGACAACACCATCGGCACCGGCTTCAAACTGGTGTGCGATGTCGACTGGAAAGCGCTGGGCGTGAAGCCGAGCGACGAGACGGAAGAGTTCGAAGCTCAGGTGCAGGCGCGCTGGCGGAACTACGCCAACGATCCGGATTGCTTCATCGACGCCGAGCGCATGTCCACATTCGATGGCCTGCTGAGCAAGGGCTTCCGCAGCTTCCTGACGTCGACAGAGACGCTAGCCTCCCTGGAATGGATGCAGCGCCGGCCGGATCGCGCGTTCACCGCGGTGAAGTTGATCAGTCCGGATCGACTGGAGAATCCGGATCACCTGACGGATTCGTACTTGCTGCGCCGCGGCGTCGAACTCGACGGCGTTGGAGCGCCGGTGGCGTATCACATCCGGAACGCGCACCGCAGCGAGGCCGGCATGGTCGGCGCGCCGCAGTTCGGTTGGAAGCGGGTGCCGACGTACAAGCCTTGGGGCCGCCGCAACATCATCCATCTGTTCGATGGCGAAATCGGCCAGCACCGCGGCAAGCCCTCGTTCGTCTCGGTGATGAGCGAGATGAAGATGTTTCAGGGCTTCAAGAAGGCCGCCCTGCAGAACGCCATCATCAACGCGATGTACGCGGCGGTGATCGAGTCGTCGCTGGATTCCGCGGCGGCTGCAGAAGTGGTCGGTGCGAGCGAGTTGAATCAATCGACGCTCGGCCGGTACATGGGCATCAAGGACAAGTACCACGCCTCGGCAGACATCCGTTTCGACGGCGCCAAGGTCATGCACACGGTCCCGGGCGAGAAGTTCAGCCTGCTGACGCCGAAGGGCACCACCGTCGGCTTCGATCAGTTCGAAGCCTCGACCCTGCGATACCTCGCCGCCGGCCTGAACCTCAGCTACGAGCAGCTGAGCCGGGACTACTCGAAGACGAATTACAGCTCGGCCCGCGCCTCGATGCTGGAAGCCTACAAGTTCATCCTGAGCCGCCGGCACTACATCGGCGCCCGCTTCGCGAACTACGTGTACATCGCCTGGTTCGAGGAAGAGCTGGAGCGCGGCAGCCTGGTCCTGCCGCAGTCTGCAGCGAATGCGCCGTCGTTCTACGAAGCCACCGCCGCATGGACGCGCTCGCGCTGGATCGGTGCGCCGCGCGAGCACATCGACGAAGAGAAGCGCGCCAACGCGCTGAAGGTTATGTACGACCTGGGCGCCACGACGATGCAGGAAATCTGCGCCGAGGGCGGCAAGGACTACGAAGACGTGCTCGACCAGCGCGCCAGGGAAGAGTCCCAGAAGCTGAAGGCTCGCGCCCGCTACAACCTGCCGCCGGAAGTGCCGCCGCAAGGCAGCCAGCAACAGCAGCAGCAACCGCAGCGCCAGGCCACCTTATCGGAGCTTCAGGATGCAGCCTGACGACAGCGTTATCGATGTTCCCCAGAGCCCGCATAACGCGGGCTCTCTCGTTTCTGCTTACCCGCATCTGGCTGACCAGATGTTCGGCCGGCCGCTGCTGATCCATCAGCCGGCGATGGATGCCGTGCTGCATGCCATGGCGCCGCGCATGGGCTTTGCCGTCAACGGGCAGGCCGAGCTGCATCAGGTTCGCCAGCCGCATGCCGCCGTGACCACTGCGCGCGGCCGCCGCACCGAAGGCGGATACACGCTGATGAAGGACGGCACGGCCATCGTGACGATGACCGGCAAGCTGATGAACCGGGCCAGCTGGATGGATTCAATGTCGGGCCTGGAGTCCTACGCGAACGTCGAGCGGGTGCTGGCGGAAGCGCTGGCCGATCCGGATGTCTCGCGCATCGTGCTGGAAGTGGACTCGCCCGGTGGCACTGTGGCCGGCGCATTCGACTTCGCCGAGCGCGTCTTCGAATCGCGCGGCTCGAAGCCGATCATCGCCGCCCCGAGCGAGATGGCTGCCTCGGCCGCCTACCTGGTGGCATCGGCTGCCGACGAGATCGTGATTCCACAGACCGGTTCGGTCGGCTCGGTGGGTGTCGTCGTGGCGCTGCTGAATCGCGAGAAGGCGATGCAGAAAGCCGGCCTCGCGATGACCTACATCTTCGCCGGCGACAAGAAGGTCGACGGCAATCCGTTCGAGCCACTGCCTGACCGCGTGCGCGCGGAGATCCAGGAAGAGATCGACGACACCTACGCGCTGTTCGTCGATCGCGTTGCCAAGTACCGCCGCATGAGCCCAGCGGCCGTACGCGCCACGCAGGCCGGCATGTACAGCGGCCAGAAGGCGATCGAGGCCGGCTTCGCCGATCGCATCGACAGCTTCGCCAATGTCGTCACCCATTCACGCCGCGATGCGGCACGGACCGGCTCCCGAACGAGCCTTGCAACACAGTCGCAGGAGGTATCCATGACTGATGCAGAGAAGGCTGCGGCTGACAAGGCCCAGACCGAAGCAGTAGCCGCCGCGCGTGCCGAAGGGCTCGCCGCTGGTATCAAGCAGGGCGCAGAAGTCGAGCGCACCCGGATCGAATCGATCCTTGGCCACGAAGAGGCCGCAGTCCGCGCCGATTCCGCCAAGCACCTCGCGTTCAAGACCGCCATGCCGGCCAATGACGCAACCGCCCTTCTGGCCACGATGCCGAAGGCTGCCGCAGCTGCGCCAGCCAAGGAAAAGTCCGCGCTGGAGAAGGCGATGGACGCCACCGGCGGCGGCCCGAAAATCGGCCTCGATGCACCAGAGGGCGACAACCCCAACACGATGACCGCCGACGATGTCTGGGCGAAGGTCATCCCCCACCAGAAGGGTTAATCCATGACCATTCTTTATCAGGGCCGCCGTCGCGGCGAATTCCTGCGCACGAAGATCGAACCGATCAGCTTCGACGCAGGCACCTTGCTGTCCGGCCAGAACCTCGAAGCCGGCACCATCCTCGGCCAGGCCACCAACGGCACGGCAGTCGGTGCCGCCGGCGCCAACACCGGCAACGGCACCATCGGCGCCGTCACGACTGGCGCGCAGGCGCTTCCCGGCGTCTACGTCGCCAAGATCACCAAGGCTGCCGCCAACGCTGGCGACTTCTCGGTGACCGATCCGCAGGGCGATGTGGTCGGCGTCGGCACTGTCGGCGTCGCCTACAACAACGGCGGACTCGGCTTCACGATCGCCGACGGCGCCACCGACTTCATCGTCGGCGACAGCTTCAACATCACCGTCACCGGTACCGGCAAGTGGCGCGCGCTGAACCTGGCCGGCACTGATGGTTCGCAGCGTGCCGCGGCAATCCTCTACGACAACGAGGACGCCACCGGCGGCGACCGCATCGTGACGCTGGTCACCCGTCAGCAGGAAGTCGGCTTGTCCGACCTGATTTTCCCCGTCGGCATCACCGACCCACAGAAAGCGAACGTTCTGGCGCAGCTCGCTGCGCTCCAGATCATCGCGCGCTCGTAAGGAGAGACGCACATGGCAAACATGGATGTATTCAGAACCAACCCGTTCTCCCTGATCGCGATGACGGCGGCCGTGAACCGTGAAAAGTTCGTCCCCGACCTGTTGGAAACTCTCGGCATCTTCACTCCCGAGCCGATCCGCGAAGAGAAGTTCTGGTTCGAGAAGAAGCAGAATCGCGTCGCGCTGATCGGCACGTCGCCGCGCGGTGCGCCGAAGGCGCAGACCAACAAGGATCGCGCGAACGTGCGCGACTTCCGCACCACGCGACTGCGCAAAGCCGACACCCTGACCGCAAGTGAAGTGGCGAACATCCGCGCCTTCGGTACCGAGGCCGAGGTAATCGCTGTTGCTCAGGAAGTGGCCTCTCGCACCCGGAAAATTCAGGAAGACATGCGTCTCACCTGGGAGAACATGCGCCTCGGCGCGATCACCGGTTCGGTCATCGACGCCGACGGCACTTCGGTGATCTACAACTGGTACTCCGAGATGGGCGTGACTGTTCCGGACGAGATCGCCTGGAACTTCGGTGCCGCCACTGCCGCCGACGGCAACATCAAGAAGATGGCCAATCAGGTCAAGCGCTCGATGATCCGCTCGGCCGGCGGCTCGTTCGGTACCAATGCTCGAATCGTGGCGCTTTGCGGTGATGCGTTCTTCGACGATCTGACGACGAACAAGGAAACCCGGGCGACCTACCTGAACCAGCCGGAAGCTTCAATGCTGCGGCTGGAATATGCAGGCGCATTCGGCGCGTTCTATTACGGCGGCATCGAGTGGATCAACTATCGGTCCACCGACGACCAGCCGGGTGACGAAAACGGTACGTTCGTTGGCATCCCGACCGACGAGTGCCGCATCTTTCCAGTCGGCGCCCGCAACGTGTTCAGTCACGTGATGAGCCCGGGCGAGTCGTTCGATCTGGTGAACACGCTCGGCCAGCAGTGGTACGCGAAGACCAAGCCGGATCCGGGCAACGAGTTCGTCGAGATCGACGTGGCGTCGTACCCGATGTTCGTCTGCAAGCAGCCGGAAGTTCTGCGTCGAGGCAAGCGCGGCGCCTAAGCCTGACCGTTTCACCGTGCGCTGACTGAGCGCATCAGCAGCAGCTGCGGCAGGCATCCGAGCTCCGTGCCGGTGACGCAGCCACCACGCCCGTGTGTCGGGCACATCACCACCCTTCGCCATGCGGCAAGGGCGCCCCGGAACACCACCGGGGCTTTTATTGCGAGTAGAGGCAGCCGGTAAGCCGCCGGGTTCATATCCCGGAGATCGCCAGTTCAATTCTGGCTCTCGCTACCAATTTTCATGGAGATCGCATGAGCTTTGCCGATGCAGAACGCCGAGCGACGCTCGCCTGCTTCAGCAATCGGGCGCTCGCGTTCGACGTTCGGTACGTGCCGCTGGTCGGCGACGAAGTGATCACCACCGCGATCTTCGAGGAAGAGGAAATGGTCAACGGAGACGCGCCAGTGCAAGTTCTGGAAACCAGAACACTGGCGCGGCTTTTGGTAAGCAAAGTTAAAGCGCCGCGACGAGGCGACCGCATCTTTCTCGCCGTGATCGGAGATGAGCTGTCTCTGTCGCAAGAAGGTGAAAGTCTGCTGTTCAACGACGACGGAGACAGGCTCGTATTCCCAGACGATGGTGAGGTTTACGCGGTCGAAGACGTCCGTCGACGTAATTCTCTTGAAGTGACTTGCGTGCTGGGACCGACATGAAGGCGCAGGTCGACGTCACGCCGCTGGTTCGCATTGCCGAGCGACTGAACAGGCAGATCGGCGCGAGTCAGCTGGCCAGTAACCTGACCGAAGCCGGTGCATCGGCGCGGGTGGTGTTCACTCGACAGTGGTCGGACGAAGTGAACCTGCCGCTGGCCTACATCGAGTCGCTGTACACGGTGCGGCCGGCATCGCCATCGCGCCTGGTCGCCGAGGTGATGGGCCAGCGCCGTGACGTGCAGTTGCGCCAGTACGGCGCGCAGCGCGAGTTCGGCGGCGATGGCAAGGCCGCCGGGGTTTCCGTGGCAGTGACTCCAGGCGGTGGCCGCAAGACCATCCGCAAGGCTTTCTTCCTCCCGCTGAAGCGCGGCAGGGTCAGTGGCGGCAATGGTGAAGGTGTGTTCGTGCGCATCGGCCCGAAGCTGAAGCTGCTCTACGGCCCTGCGCCCTATCAGGCCTTCGGGCGCCTCGCGCCGGAAGCGATCGAAGCAGCCGAGACCTCGCTGCTGCAGACCGTTGGTGCCGATCTTCAGCGCATCGTGTTCGAGGTCAGTCGCTGATGGCCACCGCCTTCGACATCGTGCGGTCGATCGAGGCCTGCGCCGTGCGCGTTCTGCAGGCCAACAGCTTCCTGACCGATGCCGGCCTGAACGTGCACAGGAACATCACGAAGTTCAGCGACGCCGATCCGCATCCGCTGATCTTCATCGGCTATCCGGGGGCGGACAAGACGGCCGAGTACCCGGGCCAGGTGCGACAGGAGAAGGCCGGCGAGTTCCAGCTGAGCATGGAGTACGAAGTTCAGCCGATCGACTCGCTGCAGGCCGCCGAGTACGCCTACCGCGATCTGGTGAAAGCGATCTTCGGGCCTGGCGCGCCGCCGATCGAGAACGTCGTCAGCTACGAGTACGTGGGCGAAAGCCACATCCCGCGCCTGGCCGGCGGCAAGTACGGCCAGATGTCGATCTTCCTGCTGATTCGCTGGATCGAGTCCGTAGGCCAGGAGTGACCCCGATGCAAGAACCGAATGCCGTGCCCCCACAGGGCAACGGCGGCGCCGACGTGCGCGCAACAAACAGCGGCGCCTCAGTGCCGATGGACCCCCATGACAACGCCGATCCCGGCGATCAACAGCAGGAGGCGTAAGCCATGCCTATCAGTGCCCTTGCCGAGGCCATCCTCGTCAAATTGGAAACCACCTACGGCGTCGATGCCGTCCCCGATCCTGCTGAAGACGGCGTGCTCGTTCGCAGCATCACCCTGAGCGAGCCGGTCAGCACCACGCCGGTCGAGCGTGAACTGGTGCGTGCGTTCTTCGCCAACAACGAAGAGCTGCAGGGCGCCAGCTTCATGAAGGCCGAGATCGTGCTCGAGATGTGCGGCTTCGGCACCACTGGCCCAGCCGACCCGACGCCCGCCTACGACGCGCTGCTGCGCGCCTGCGGTTGCGTGCCGGACATCACCGCTGGCACTAGCGTCGACTACGACCCCGGCGCCCCTTTTGGCGAGGAAAGCGTGTCCTTGCGCTTCTACAACGGCGGCAAGCTCTACAAGGGCCTCGGTTGCGTCGGCGACATCACGTCATCGGAAGTGGTCGGAGCGATCCCGACCTTCACGATCAGCCTGACCGGCGTCTATGCCGCGGTGTCCGATACCGCGATGGTGGCGCCTGATCTCAGCGCCTTCCAGCGCCCGCTCCTGGTGAACTCGATCAACTCCAGTGGCGTGCAGCTGCATGGCTATGCCGCCGTGCTGGCCAAGTTCGACTTCGCCATGGGCAATGTGGTGGAGACGCGCGAGCTGGTGGGCAGCCCGCCGCGGGTGATCATCACCGACCGCAAGTCCAGCGGCAGCGTCGAGATCGAAGACACGCTGGTCGCCACCAAGAACTGGCTCGAGCTCGTTCGGACCGCAGCCATCGGCAACTTCACGATGGCCCATGGCCCGGCCACGAACCGAGTCGTCTTCATCGCCGATCGCGCGCAGCTGACCAATCCGCGGCCGAGCAAGGTGCAGAACATCGTGCACATGAGCTTCGATCTGCGCCTGCTGCCTTCCGACGCCGGCAATGACGAGTGGAAGTGGAGCTTCCGCTGATGCTCGACGCGACCGAAAACGCGCAGGCCAGCGAACTGCTGGCCGAGCCGAAGCTGGTGGTGCTTTCCAGCGGCAAGACGGTGGCGGTGCGCGCCTTCCTGTTCCGCGAGTTGGCGGTAGTCGCGCGGCTGGCCATGCCGATCGTTGACGAGATGATCGTGAAGCCGGCGCTGGCCACCGCCGCGGCCGGCACCGGAGC